TTCCGGATAGTCCGAGTCTGTAAAAAACCTGCGGCTTTTTCTCTCCGCATGGACGACATCAATAGTCAAAACCACGGCTTCCACCGTGCGCAGGGCATCATCCTCCTCCGGGAAGCAAAACTCCTTCAACCTTGCCCAAACCTGCACCGCCTGCCAATCCTCACCCAGCCGTACCAGCGCGGTCACGACGGACTGCATAGCCGGGGCCTGATTCTCCGGAATCTCCGCCGCGGTGTACCGGTCTATGCGGGAATACCCGTCTGAGTCCGGATAAATGGCCGTCAATGTGAACTCATCCCACTTGCCGGGCCGCGGGAACTGTATCTGTATTTCTTTGTTATTCATAAGGCGTGAATTCGGTTACGGAAGTTGACTGAATTAAACGGGTTTCCAAGGCACGAAACGCTGCATAAGCCCCGTTAGGCTGATTGTTTCCCGGAGCCGTCATCTGGCGCATCGCTCCGAGATAACTTGACGCATTCGTCCCGTCGCAGTCCCAATACAACGCTCCAACTCCCATCCATGAATAAGTATCTACTACAGCGTGCATGTCGGCGATGCACAACAAGCGGCGGCTGTCTGCCGCATTGGATCCAATCCACAACCCGGCCTTGCCGCTTTTTTTGTCGGCATCTTGTTGAAAAGTCAAAAACATGTTGCAAGACGGATTGGTATTAAAGGAAGGAATGACGGAACTAGTTTCATAGCACAACCACTTGTTTTGCGTGGAGTCATAGACAATTTCCCGCACCCGCACCGGATAACCTGCAGGATTTGTGGATGTATCGTTGACCATGTAAAACGTGACGTCGATAAATCTGACGAAGGGTTCGGCAGGCCCAGACGCAGGGGAGAGCGTGAACATATCAATACCAGCTGCCGTCTTCTTGACTACATTGCCCGGTTTACCAAGATAAAAAGTCATTTTGCGGGGAGAAGTGCTTCCCGTGTTCCCCAAGGCGGCGGGCAATAAAAACCCCCTCCATCCTGAATAATTGGAAACCCCCAAAAATGGATTTAACAAATTAACCTGGACTGTTCCCGGATCTGCGGACGTCTTGCGGAGTTTCCACATCTGGCCGGGAACCGTCTGATCTACGGCAACGCTGTTGCCGTACAGGGTGAAACTGGAAAGAAAACTTTGCGGAGAAAACGCCTCCGTTACGGTGGCCAGCCCCGCCGCATAAAGGCGATTGACCGCCGCCGTGTCCGTCTCCGCCCCCACGGCAAGCGGAATATTGATGCCTCCATTGGCGTTCATGGCCCCGTCAAACGTGCCTCCCGCCGCGGTGATATTGCCGGCCAGCGTCATGTTGCCTGCATCATCTACTTGAGGAATGGCCTCAAGAGCCTGCTGGGCCGCCGTGGCGGAGTTGGCCGCGTTGGTGGCGGATGCCGCGGCATTAGTTGCCGCCGTGTTGATACGGCTTTCTGCGTCGGAGACAGCCTTTTTTGCGGTTTCTACCTGCTGAACAAGAGGGGCAATCGTTCCTTTCGCCCCATCGCCCGCCGCCTGAACGGCGGAAACGGCGTCCGCCTGCGCTCCGGCAATCTTGTCCGTAGCGGTTTTTTGCGCCCTCCCCACGGCAAGCACGGAATCGGCCTGCTTTTCCCGGATGGCGGTCAGGGCGTCATCTTTGGCTGAACTAATGGCCCGCTCCCCGTTGCTGACCTCCAGCACCACTTCCCTACGGCCTGATTCCACAGACTCCACAGCAGACTTTCCGGCCTCCGTAATAGCCGTGGTAGCCGTCTTTTCGGCTCCCTTCACCGCCTGTACCGCCTCCCTACGGCCCGATTCCACAGATTCCACAGCAGACTTTCCAGCCTCCGTAATGGCCGTAGTAGCTGTATCTACAACACACTCAAAACCATCTACTTTCTGTACAATAAATTCTTTCAGTTCCTGAACAGAAGAAACATGGCCTCTTGCCTCTTCGGCAAACGCCCCGGCTTTTCGACTTAATAAATCCACTAACCCGACTTCTGACAATTCAACAAGGATGATTCCATCCGTAGTATCCGGCAAAACCAACGTAGCCGCATTATTAACAGAATAGCTTTCTTGATCCAATGGCGGCATTACACGTCCGGAAACCACAAACGCCCCCCGAATCAACGTCTTCTCCACATTGCCAGTCACCAAGAGCAAATCAAAACTATGCCGGCCGGCTGGAAGGCCAGACCAGCCAAACAAGACCTTACCCCCTTCCACAGAACACATCAATTCCCGCAGGGGGGCCGTATTTACGGCACCCCTGAAAGTCACGCCTTCCAAATCTACCACACTCCCCGCGGAATCCGTAAGCGTCAGCTCAAACACCTGAGTCAAACCGCTCACCGTCTTAATATCCATCACGGCGGGTTCCAGCCCAGCCCATGTATTCAGCTCAACCATATCTTACACCTGTTGGAAATACCCATCTATGGCGCGGGCAATCGCCACGCAAAGCGCATCAACCCGTTCTTCCAGCCTGTCACAATCCGTAACGTGGGAGGATGCAAAAGCAGGCTCCAGCATCAACGCCGGCATCCGAGTATCCTTAAAATAATAATAACCTCTGTCACTCTTACACTTGATCGGCTTCAAGCCGCGATCCGGAAGCCTCAGCACATCACACATCGCCGTCTGTATCAACTCCGCTGCTCTCTTGCCATTCTTGGAGGCATACCAATACAGCGTCTCCGTGCCTCCAATTCCCGTATCTGCACCGTTAAAATGAAACTCCACGGCCAAATCCGCGCCAACGGCATTACACCTCCGGGCCGCGTAAATCGGTGTCGTGCCCCCAGCCTCAGACCGGTTGCACACAACAGCCTCATACCCCAGCCGCTCCAACTCATCCTTCACCTTGCCAATATGCAACTTCCAGAACCCATACTCTGAATGCTTCCGGTTAGTCATTACAGACCCTCCATCCTGCGGGCTATGCCCGATGCTCAAAGCAACAACCTTCATTTCCCGCATCCTTTCCCCTTATTTTTCTTATTTCTTGCCATAACTATCTCTCTTTAAAAGATTATTTATTTCTCAAGCTTCCTCTCAATATCTTCCACCCTTAAAGCAAGCAACTGAATGGCTTTGGCGGTCTCCACCTGGGCCTGTGTCTGCAAAGTCATCAGATCGCAAAGCCGGTCATTGTGGTGGCTGACCACCTCCCCGATGTACCAGCACGCGCCGCCGCAAATAGCCAAAGACATCATCACACAGGCAATCACCGGAGACGCCTTAGCAATTTCTAAAAAACGTGCTGGCACCTCGGAAAGTTTACACATACCCTTTTACTTCTTTAAAGCTTGAACAACAGGAGTTGTCTCACCCTGAGGCTTCACTACGGACACCACCACGGCCCCGGTCTTCCCGTCACGGGAAACAACCAGCATACCCTGTTCGGAAGACAGGCTCACACCAGCGGAAGAACTGCATCCGCCCAATAACGCAGAAGCCGCATAAACCAAACAGGCCAGCACCACCCACAACAGCCGTTCCCACCATTTCAGGCCCTTCCCTCCCGTCTTCTGGTAGGCATCTGTCATCCCCTGCTTTCCGGCTTCAATAGCCGCTTTCTTCTCTTCATCAGTAAACTTTTTCATGATCTTTAACTTCTTTTTCCTGATCCTTTTATTCACTACTAACTATTTATATTAACCGTCCTGAGGATTTTTCCCTCAGGACGGTTTCGGTTTCATTACGCTACATCCGGCTCCTCGTAGCATTTAATAGCTACTACACCTTTATCTTCGGCCCGTACCCCGCCAAGAGCGATTCTAGTAAAAATCTGAGGGCAATTCTTCCTATCAGGACGTTTACTGATTTCACTCCGGGACTCTTCCCAGAAACCAAATTCTAAAGCATCCTTCACATAAGCTATGCAAGTCCGTTCCTTTGCTTCCTCGTCGTAAGGTAAAGCTTCGGTGACAATCCATTCAAACCCCATAAATGTCTTCAAATCACCATCTATCAGAGCTTTCACAGCCACATACTGTTCACTGGTAGCTTTTTCATCTCCCAGCATCCTCATTAACTGGTCGACGGACACCAACAAAAACGCACGATCACCGCGTTTCATGGCCTCATCCTTCATCAGCCTTCTCTTGGCAATACGCACTTTATCAAACGTCAGCCCGGTAACGATTCCTGCTTCTCCATTTCCAAGAGGCTCATACTGAGCATCTATAGGCACTATCTGTGATGAGGGCAATGCCAGTTTATCCGTTCCATGAGGTCCAACCAAAGCATCCCCCAGCAGGGCATTCACCATTCGGTCATCAATAGTGCGCTCACAAGCGGCTATCATGGCATCCTGCGTTTCGCTGAAAACCTGATCCGCTAATTGAGACGTCAAGGCAAACTGCGTGTCATGGACATATCCATCTTCGTAAAACTCCGGGAACATCCAGCGTTTTTGAAATGTATTTGCATTGTCAGGCGTTGCTCCTTTGCCGTCTGTCGATTTGATCAAAGTACGCTTACCAATAGTTGAAATCTCAACAAGTTTGTCTCTCAACCCGGTACGCACTCTGCACTGTCCCCTCAATCCAGATGCCGTCTGTTGCAGGGCTGCCCGCAACCTACGACTATACTGGATTGTCTTCATGTCTTCTATGGTCAATTCATTAGCCATGCCTGAAACAT